GGAAACACAAAGATTATTACACAGCATGACGATTTGTTTACTCTTGCAGATTCATACATATATTTAGGCGGGACAACTGTACAAACAGGAACTTCTGCAACTGCTCCTATCAAAAGAACACTACAAAAACGTTTAGATGAAATTGTTAGTATTAAATCTTTTGGCGCAGAAGGTGATGGCACTGATCAAACTGTTGCTATACAAAGAGCAATAGATCAACTATACATCAATAGTTCTACCAAAGGCACAGAAGCAAGTAGAGTAACACTACATTTTCCTGCAGGTGTATATCAGATTACGTCAACAATTAAAATTCCACCATATGCATCTATCGTAGGTGATGGTATGGACAAAACAAAATTCAACATGACAAATAGTGCCACTGCATTTGAAACTGTTAATAGTAGTTCAACTCCAGGCAACTATGCAAATGACAGTACAAGCACAACACTTAATCAAGCAACTAATATTACATTAGAAGGATTTACATTAGCTACAATGTCTACAACAAATCCTGCAATGATTTTACAGAGTTGCAAGACAAGTAATTTTAAGGAAATAAAAATTACAGGTCCTTGGACCACAGGAACTGCTATCACTACTACCAATGCCGCTATTAAGATGGGCTCTTTAAGTAGTTTAGTATGCACACAAAAAAACAAATTTGATCACGTAAGTATAAACGGTTTTAGTACTGCCATTGCTAGTGACGATGACGTGTACAATAATCATTTCCATTGTTCTTATTTCACAGGAAACGGATATGGTGTACAGTTCGGACAGAATACAGTTCTAGGTTCTCAGGGACAAGCCACAGGACCTTGTAAAAATAAATTTAGCCAATGCCAATTTTCAGATATTGATAAAGAAGGTATTGCAATAGCAAAAGGCACACAAAACTATAGTTCACATAATAATTTTGAAGGCGTAGGAAATGTAGGCGGCAATGAAGGAAATGCACAATTTAGTGTTTTAGATTTCACAGCCGCAGGAAATAGTTCGGTTGAAGATACATTTGCAAGAACATCAGACTTATCAAATAATCAAACCTATATCACAACTTATCCTTACGTATCAGAAATCAAAGGCAAAGTAAATGCTACCTTAGGTGGATTCATGTCACTGGAAGTAACAGAACAGTCATCCGCCACATACTTTTTTAGATTACCAGGCGATTATTCTAGGACTTATGAAGTTGAATATTTTTACAATAGTGGTATAGTAAATGCCCAAAGAAGCGGAAAGATGACTTTCCAATTGGACACAGGTAACAACACCTTAAATTTTATTGATGATCACGATTATCAAGGAGACAGCAACTATGAAACCAATCTCCAATTTACAGCCTCTATGGTAAACACAAATGGACAAGTAGGGGTTGACACAATCATAGTTTCTATGTTAAACTCTACAGTAAATGATACAGGAAGTTTCAACTACAAAATAAAAGTTTTAGGTTAATGTTTGAATTAAAGTTTGAAGATAAAGTTAAAGTCTGGAAAAATTTACGCGAAAAATTAGAAACGCACCCCAGACCTTTCGAGGCTGTGCTTCACTTTGTTAACAAGTTACCCAGATCTTCCAGTAAAACTAATGCATGGGATCCTAAGGCAAAAATAGAACCTTGGCATCTTATTGAAAAGGACGCATTTACTGAGTATGAAATTGCACAACTTACGGCATATACTTTACAGTTAACCGATAGGTTTAGTTCATCTAAAATCGAGATACATATCAGTAAGGAAACAAAGAAAAGTATTTTATTATATTTGGTGTATGTGGATAACTTTATTGTGATTGGATACAATAACGGTGTTATAACTGTTGAAGAACTGCCTGGTTCTATTGTATCACAAAAGATTTACAAAATGCCATTGCTCAACTAAATATTTTTTATTACAAAGGGAAAGAAGTATGAAGACAGATCTCAATATTACCAAAAGAACAGGACATAGTGTACCATTAGATATTCAAAAAATACATAAGGTAGTAGGTTTTGCCTGTGAAGGGTTATCAGGAGTATCAAGTAGTTTAGTGCAAATGAATGCAGGAATACAGTTTGCAGACGGAATAACATCAAGAGAAATACAAGACTTGTTAGTAAGATCAGCTAACGATCTAATTTCATTAGACAATCCGAACTATCAATATGTAGCGGCAAGACTATTGCTTTACGGAATCTATAAAGATGTATACGGAGGATTTGATAAAACTCCTTTAATAGAAATGATTAAGAAAAACATAGAAAGAAAAGTTTATGATTCAGCTATTCTTGAATCATATACAGAAGAAGAATTTGACAAGATGGAAAAGTATCTCAAACACAATAGAGATGAGAACTTTACCTATGCAGGATTAAGACAAATAGTAGACAAGTATCTTTGCCAAGACAGAAGTTCTGGTGAAATATATGAATCTCCACAACACATGTATATGATGATTGCGGCAACACTTTTTGCAAATTATCCTAAAGAGGATAGGTTACATTACATAAGGAGATATTATGACGCGACCTCACTTTTTAAAATTAATATCCCAACGCCAGTCATGGCCGGTGTCAGAACGCCTATTAGACAGTTTGCTTCGTGTGTCCTTGTTGACAGTGACGATACCCTTGATAGTATCTTCGCAAGTGATATGTCAATTGGTAGATACACGGCGCAGAGAGCAGGCATTGGCATCAACGCAGGAAGAATCAGAGGAATCAATTCAAAGATAAGGGGTGGTGAAGTAGCACATACAGGAGTAGTCCCGTTCCTTAAAAAGTTTGAAGCTACTGTTAGATGTTGTACACAAAATGGTGTTCGTGGAGGAAGTGCTACAACTCATTTTCCTTTTTGGCATCAAGAAATTGAAGACATCTTAGTACTAAAAAATAACAAAGGTACCGAAGATAATAGAGTACGTAAGTTAGACTATTCAATCCAATTAAACAAACTTATGTATGAAAGATTATTGACTCAAGGAGAAATTACTCTTTTTTCACCACATAGGGTTCCAGGTTTATATGAAGCATTTTTCAATGATCAAGAAAAGTTTAAAGAGCTTTATGAGAAATATGAAAAAGATAAAACTATAAAGAAAAAAACTTTACCAGCTATGCAATTATTTTCTGCCCTGATAAAGGAACGTGCAGAAACAGGACGTATATACATTATGAACGTAGACCATGCAAATACTCATAGTTCATTTAAAGATACTGTTTACATGAGTAACTTGTGTCAAGAAATTACATTACCAACAAAACCTTTGCAACACATTGATGATCCAGAAGGTGAAATTGCACTTTGTATCTTGTCTGCTATTAATGTAGGAACAATCAAAAGTTTAGACGACCTTGAAGAACTTTGTGAATTAGCAGTAAGAGCCTTAGATGAAATAATAGATTATCAAAAGTATCCTATCAAGGCGGCTGAGATAAGCACAAAAGCTAGACGTTCGTTAGGAGTAGGCTATATAGGTTTAGCACATTATCTAGCAAAGAATGGTTGTAAATATTCAGATAAAAAAGCACTAACAAAAGTGCATGAACTTACTGAAGCATTTCAATATTATCTATTGACAGCCAGTAACAAATTAGCACAGGAAAAAGGTAAATGTGATTACTATGATCGCACTAAATATAGTGATGGCATACTGCCTATTGATACATACAAAAAAGAATTAGATGAAATATGTTCTATAACATTAAAATATGATTGGGATAATCTTAGGAAAGACATTAGGCTTCACGGTCTTAGGCACAGCACATTGTCCGCACAGATGCCTTCGGAGAGCAGTTCCGTTGTGTCGAATGCCACAAACGGAATTGAGCCACCTAGAGGATTCTTGTCCGTTAAGAAAAGCAAAAAAGGGCCTCTTAAGCAGATTGTTCCGCAGTATCAAACATTAAAAGATAACTATACTCTACTATGGGATATGCCTAGTAACGATGGTTATATTAATATAGTGGCTGTGATGCAAAAGTTTTTTGATCAAGCCATTAGTGGTAATTGGTCTTACAATCCAACACACTTTGAGAACAACGAGGTACCAATGAGTGTAATGATAAAAGACTTGTTAAACACATATAAGTATGGATGGAAAACTTCATACTATCAAAATACATATGATTACAAGACAGATGGTGATGTAGTAGAAGAAGCACCACAAAAGGTAGAGGCTTTACAAGACAATGAACTTCGTGTTGATAACGAAGAAGATTGTGAAGCCTGCACAATTTAGGAGAAGGAAGAGAAATGGCAAAGACAGTATTCAACAAAGAAAAGATAGACTTTACAAAGCAGACAATGTTTTTTGGTCCAGACCAAAACACACAAAGATATGATGTATTTAAGTTTCCAGAGTTTGATAAACTTAACCAAACTATGTTAGGTTATTTTTGGAGACCTGAAGAAGTTAGTTTACAAAAAGATAGAGCAGACTTTGCCAATTTTAGACCGGAACAACGTCATATATTTACTGCTAATCTAAAGTATCAAACACTTTTGGATAGTGTACAAGGCAGAGGACCTAGCTTGGCTTTCTTACCATATGTTTCTTTACCAGAGCTAGAAGGTTGTATTGTTACTTGGGACTTTTTTGAAACGATCCATTCACGTTCTTATACACACATTATTAAAAATGTGTATCCAGATCCAAGTGAAGTATTTGATACTATTTTGGACGACAAAGAGATTTTAAAACGTGCTCAATCAGTAACCAAAAACTATGATAACTTTACTTTGGCGGCTGATGATTGGTTCCAACGTAAGCAAGGCACCCTTTACGATGTCAAAAAGAAGCTCTACTTGGCCATGATGAATGTAAATATACTAGAAGGTTTACGTTTTTATGTTTCTTTTGCTTGTACATTTTCTTTTGCAGAATCAAAGAATATGGAAGGTTCAGCAAAGATTGTGTCATTAGTAGCACGAGATGAAGCAACACACTTAAATCTTTCTACACATGTTTTGAAGAATTGGATTAAAGGAAATGATGATCCAGACTTCAAAAAGATCGCTAGTGAATGTGAAGATGAAGTTTATGAAATGTGGCGTACTTGTGTTGATGAAGAAAAGGCTTGGGCAAATTATTTGTTCAAGGATGGAGCAATTATAGGATTAAATGAAGAGCTTTTACATCAATATGTTGAGTTTATTGCAAATAGAAGATTAAAAGCATTAGGATATAAAATGATTTATGATCGCCCATTAAACAATAATCCGCTTCCGTGGACACAACATTGGCTTTCAAGTGCAGGTTTACAGGTTGCACCACAAGAAACAGAAGTTGAAAGTTACATAATCGGAGGCATTAAACAAGATGTAGACGAAGATGTACTGAAAGGTTTTAGTTTATGAAGGATGTAATAATCTATAGCAAGACCCATTGTCCAAGTTGTTTAAAAGCAAAAGCAACTTTTGATAAGATGAATGTTCCATATACAGTGAAGACACTAGGAGTAGACATGCAACCCAGTGAACTAATGAAAATCTTTGAAGAAAAGAAACTTCCACAGCCAAGAACAGCCCCACAGATTTTTATAGGTGATACTTATATAGGAGGCTATGAAGCTCTTTTGTCTTATATTGAAAACACAGGATTTAATGGAACTGGATACTCAACAGGATAATATATGTTAATAGAAAAACCAGACTATAGTGTCAATGACACTATTACATTCAAGACTCAAGCAGGCGAAGAAGTAGTCAGCAGAGTTACAGAGATCAATAAAGATTCTATCAAAGTTAGAAAACCAATGGCTTTGACAATGACAGAAAAGGGAATAGGTATGGTTCT